GAAACTGATATGAATATGATGATTATGTTGGTTAATGCCTTTGTATTTACGCCAACGCCATCCAAGCAAAGATGATGCAATCTTGCCTTGATGAATTACATAACTGATGCGCCCGTTGGTTTTCCCGTATTGTCGAATTTGATCTGCCAAGTATGCTGAAAGCCCTTTGTCGTCAGAAAGCCGAGCGTCAATATCAATTGCTCGCACGCATCCGTTTGTGTCTGGGTTGTGGTCAGATTTTCGTGCGCTATGTCGAGAATCACCAATCCACCCATCAGATTTACGCAAACGCTCTGGGAAGGAATCATCTACTTGCTCTCTAAATTGAACAGCAGATTTTGATAACCAAGGCTTCATTAGCCAAGAATCGTTTTGAGTTCATCAGCAGTTAAACCAATGCGATCAAGAATTGCAGCTTTGGCAACTGCTTTTGCTTCGGCATCAGCTTTAATCAATGCTTGCTCCACTTGATTTGCCTGATATTCTTTGTATTCATCATCAGTCATTTCACGATCAATAACTTCATTTGTTGAAAGATCATGGATTCTAACCATTGGCTTGCTTTTTGATTTAGTCATTATTTTACTCCGTAAAGCAGAACTGTTCCTGCGCTAAAGGTGTAATCATTACCAGTCTTAAATCTAAGTGATGTAATTGCGCTAGTTGTTTTCAAGCCACCACCCATATTTGAATAGCAATTGGAACTGCCAGAATCTATATAATGAGAATAATGATTTATGCTTTTATAGGCAGTAGTTGATGTATAATTGTTAATTGTAAAACTATAAATTGAAGCGGTGTTTGAGTTATTTTGTTGAGCCTGTGGATTGAATTTAATTTCTTTATCATTTTCAACAGTTGTATAAGCATTGTTTCCAAATCCTGCAACACCAACAACATTTCCGATCGTGCTTGAGTTATTAGGTAGCATTAGAAAATAATCTGCACTACTACTCCAAGTTGGTCCAACAATTAAACCAAATAATTGGTTGTAAGTTTGGTTAATTGAACTAATTGTGGTTGAAGTGCCTGATAATGTAGTTGTTGATAACAACGTCATTCCTCCGCTTGTAGGTGTTGCCCAACTTGGCAAACCACCCGCAACAGTTAATACTTGACCAGTTGTTCCAATTCCTAAACGAGCAGGTGTTGAACCGCTTGATGAGTAAATTGTGTCGCCTGTTGTAGTCATTGGGTTGGTCATACCAGTGGTATCTAAATTAGCCCACGCACTACCAGTGTAATAAGTTGTAACATTTGTATCTTTAAGATACGCGAAGTTTCCTTCTTGCGGCGAAGTTACGGCTGCATCTCTGGCTGCTGCGCTTGCAAACACCCACACACCTTGCATCAAATAGCCATCAACATCAGCTGCGGTTAACACCTCGCCTGTTGTAAAATCTTTAAAGCCTAATCCAGCTGCCATTTCTACTCCTTAGTAACTTAGTACATTATAGTCTAAAGTGCCATAAATGCTGTTATTTAATATCAGCGAATCAATGACTGGCTCTAGAGTGGTGAACGTGGTTTTCCAACTATTTGGCGTGATAAACATGCGTACGCCAAAAATCTGCAAAGTCTTCTGAATGGTTGATCCACCAGGCTGAGTGGTCAATACGCTTATAGGATCAAAGAAGTCTAAATTAAGGGCTGCAATTATGCCTGAATTGTAATTAGGGGTATAAAGGTCAAGAACGACAGCATCGCATCGGATTGAGGTTTCAGCTCGACTAGCCACATAAGCTTGGGCATAGTCCAAAGCCACAGCATCGGTTTGCATGAGTAGATCATTTAAAAAATAGGAATGTAAAAAGTATTTATCTATGGATGCTTGGTTAGTTGCAACCTGAGCAGTGCCGCCTAGTCTAGTAATAGTTGCTTTGTTAAACACCAAAACATCGTTTAATATCCATGATGCGTCAAAATAAGATATGCCACTGCCATCATCGGCAAAGGCTGTTGGAGTGCCACCTATTGAGCTGGCTGTTACGCCTCGGTCTTGGAATACAAAAGAGCCATCTGCATCTACATAAAGTGCCCCATATTCAGATTCCGAAACGGTAAACATAGCTTGTAGTGCTGTGCGATTTGTACCTGGATCAGCCTGCATTGTGGTTAAGCCTGCATCTATATCACGCATCGAAGTTGGCCAGTCAATTTCGTCTAAGATTTGGTTAATTCTTGTGCCACTTAGATTCCCAGCACTTGCACCAGTTACTGTGCTAATTTGGGCGTTTTGAGCTAACCTAAATGCATCTACAGCTTGAATGGTTGTAATGGCAACATCTTCTGCCTCTGATGGATAAGAGGTTACATAACTTGTAATAAAGCCTGAAAATACTGGATAGGTAACACCTGAGTAGGTAGCAGTAATCTGTACCTTACGCATTGGCGTTAATAGATTGTAATAAGGGCCAGAAGTGTTCTGTGGATTAAAGTCGCCATTTTGATCTACTAAGCGCAGGGTTAATGACCCCGTTTGGAATTGATCTGATAAAGCCGTGCGACCTCGGTTGGTCTCGATGCGGTTAATAAGATTTGATACATCGACAATTACAGCTGTGCTATCGGCCAAGACGTTTGTGCCAAGTATGCCAGTATCTAAGATCATCGCCTGGGCAAAACTTGGGCCAGTACTAAAATTAATTATTGCATTTACTACAGGTACGGTCATTATGGAAGACTGCCAGCCGCAGACGTGCTGTATCCGCTACGTTGAGCACCTTGGATACTCTCGGCAATGAGTTGCTGAAACTTATCGCCAGTTACTGAGGTATCTACCACAAGCCTTACATCTGCATAACTCATTGGAGTACCTGATACACCTGGTGCATAAACTGGGTTGCCGCTACCCATTGGCACTGTGTAATCAATACTGCCTAATGGCCCTTGTGGTGTTGGGAATAATTGGCTGATGCCAGGTATGTTTAATCCTTTTGGTGGTGTGTATGTGCCTGCTGCAATTCTGTCATTAATTTTATTTATTAACGCATCATTCATTGCCTGCATCTTGGCTATCTGCGCTGTTAATTGAGATGCTGCACTACCAAAGGCATCTGCCAATTCTTTGGCTTTTTTGGCAGCTTCCATCTCAGCGTTAATCTTCTTGGCCAATGCCTCGTTGTTATCTAATATGGCAATCTTGGCATTGAGCCTCAATATGGTTTCAGCATCGGTGGCCTCGTTTAATGCCTTAGTTAAACCAATGCGCTCAAGATCAAACTTGTCTTTTAATTTATCTACTTCTGTTTTGGCTTTAAGCGCAGCCAATTCAAGGGCCCTTTGTTTAGCCAGATCTTTTAAAATCTTGGTTTCTCTGCGTAATTGATCTAAGTAAATTCTATTTTGCACACGTGATGCGCCACCTGCATCAGGGCCAGCCTTGGTTTTTTCTGTGCCACCAAATCTGCTCAACCCACCAAATGCGTTTGCTAACGGACTATAAATTGGTATTATGTTATTTAATGCGCCTCTAGATTGTACAAAATCGAGTTTTGAAAAATCTTTAACTTTGCTAATAAGTACAGCCATACCATAGACAGCATCTGAAATGTTGCCAGCTAAAGTTTCCATAGCATCGCCTGTGTTAGCAATAGAATTATCTTTTGATAAAAGAGCGAGTGCATCAACTAGACCTTTGCCAATTTCTTCTTTAGCATTTTCTGTGGATACTCTTAATAAATCCATTTTGCCAGCGTAGGTGTCCAACCTAGCTGCGGCTTGACCTGCAAAAGTTTTATTAAGCTCTTGCATAATCTTGGCCATATCGCCAGATTGCAGCAAGGCTTTACTTAGTCCAGCGTTTAATCTACTTAATCCTGTTGTCTGTCCTGCGTAGCCCTTGGCGATAGCTTGGCTTACTTCTGCTACCGATGCGCCTGTTGCTGCGCTTACATTTAACGCCGTGTTTAACGCATCTTGACTTAGAGTAACTGATCTAGTAGTAGTTAATAATGATTGGAAAGCTGGCCTTAATTCGTCATCTAATACGCCTGATGTTTTTTGTAGATTGGCAATATACATTTCAACGCCTGG